CAGGTTACGCAGTGCTCTCACCGTTGTGGTGAATGCGGCTCAGCGCGCGCGGGACAGTTAACAACGTCTTTATCAGGTGGTTTGGTACCCGATCGCAAGTAACTGGAGGCGATCACCGGGAGGCACCCGGCACCACAAAGTAACAAAACGCAGTGTGTAGTCATTGGCGGCATCGGATCTTATTTTCCCGTGAAGATGCCGCACTTTTTTACGCATAGATGCAAGCGCGCTCCGGCACTCTCCCTCAAGTGTCTGGTCGTTAATGCAAACTCCTTCCGGAGCGCGCTTACATCTGTGTGGAGATACCAGGGCGGTTGCAGCCGCCCGCTTTATTAAGCGCCCTTCTTTGTTCCGGGCGTTTATTAAAGCGAACCCATTTTTATTAATCGCCAGCCGGCGAGGGATTCGTGCAACCAAAAATCGCGCGTTGCAGCGCGCAGGAGATACCAACATGCGAATGAATGCCAAAGAGCTGATCGCCGACGCCAGAGTGACAGCCCCTACTCTGCCACCAGCAGCAGCAAAGTTAATGACCGCTATGGCTGACCGCCTCGATGTTCAGTTCGTGGCGCTGTGCGAATCCCGGAACGAGGTAAAGCAGCTGGCTGGAGAGAATGCTCTGATGAAGTCAGCTATTAAGACTCACAGCGAATCAGTCAACTTCTGCGTGGGTTGTGGACAAGATGATCCATGCAGCAATGACGATGTTTGCTATGCACTCGAAGAAACTCCAGCCACTGATGCATTCCTCTCCTCCCTGCGCGCAAACGCTCGCAAACAGGGCGCTGTCTTTGCAGCAAACAGAATGCTGGCAGCCTGGGATGCTGGTTTTATTGAAGACACACCAGAAAACGCGGCAGATATCGCCCGCGCAATTCTGATGTCTACGGAGTTTATGGACGAAGCACCCGATGGTGATTTCGATCGTTCTTTCTCTGATGAAATGCTTGAGGCCATCGCCGCCCAGTTGCGCAGCAAATCGAACGCGGCGGCAAAATCCATCTCAGGGGAAAGCCAATGATCCATTTCCATGGCGGCCCTATTACCCCGGATACCTGCGCGCTAAAAGCGTGGAAAGCTCGCCATGCTTTCATCAGTTTTGCTAACGCCGGCCAGTTGCCGCTGGCAAGTGAAGTGTGCCAGTCATTCGCTTTGGATAACGGTGCTTTCAGCTTCTGGACTAAAAATCGCGTCGTTAACTGGCATGAATATTACGCCTTCGTCGCGCGCTGGGGTAATCACCCGCGATTCTCCTTCGCTGTCATTCCTGACGTCATCGGGGGCAGTAGTGAAGAGAATGACGATCTTATCGCTGAGTGGCCACACGGGAAATTTGCTGGCGCACCGGTCTGGCACATGAATGAACCAGACGAGCGCTTTATCCGTTTATGCCAAGAATTTCCTCGCGTGTGCATTGGCAGCATGGGCGAGTACGACGCAAAACGACCGCGCCGCTGCGTTGCTAGATTGCGTGACCTGATCCGACACGTTGTCGATGAGAACGGCTACCCGATTAGCAAATTGCACGGCTTACGAATGCTGAACGCCGACATTTTCAGGAACATCCCTTTGTCCTCTGCAGACAGTACTAACGTCGCACGCAATATCGGTATCGATAAAGCCTGGAAGAAGTCAGCTTATGCGCCGGCAAGTAAAGAGACGCGTGCAGCAGTACTTGTTGAACGTATTGAGTCAATGAACAGCGCCAGCTCACTGAACTATGACGCCGGGCGCGACAGGTTTATGCCACAACTGGCCTTCGAAATTTAAGGAGTCAGCATGACAGCCGAAATCATAGACCAGGCCAACGAGCTGGTAGAGCTCACCATGGAGCATGCCTTACAGCGTCATCGAATCGACCGTAACGCTTTTTCCGCTGAGCAGTGTGAAGAGTGCGGGGAGGAAATTCCCGCACCGCGGCGCGCGGCGATGCCCGGCTGCCAGATGTGCGCCAGTTGTCAGGCAGATTTAGAGCTTATCCGTAAGCAGAGGGGTTTCTAATGGATTACGCCAAACTCAGCGACGGTGAAATCTGTGTCAGGCTCGCATATTTTCTTAAGCCAAAGTACAGCGCCACTATTCACCCTCACGAAAATACTGGCGCTCAGTTGTCATGGAACTGGTTCAACACGGTGCAGAGTACTGGCTATTTCCCGCTACGTCGTGCCGAAGAGCTTTTCCCGGTACTTAAGAAGCATCGTATTGGCCTTTACCCATCAGGAAAGACCGTATGGCAGGCATCACACGAATCAGGAATAAGCGTCACGCACCGTAACCCACTTCGTGCGGTGGCTATCGTTTACCTCATGATGCAGGAGGTTTGAGTGGAAACTCCTCAGGATATCCGTAACCAGTTAGATGTGATCGTTGTTTCCGCGCACCGCGTCGCATGCTCTCTCGATCTCGGCGAAGAACGCACCGAAGCTTTCGAGCTATATGAGGCGCTGCGCAGGCTTCAACGCCGTGGCGCTGCCAGTGAAATGCTGGCAGCTACCAATCCCCTTCTAAATTTTCCATGTGAGGATGGCGGGGAAGATGAAGACTGGGACGAGGACGACTAATGCCCAGCAAACTGAAGCTGCGGCGCCAGCGCCGACTGCGAGAAAATGTGATCTGGTGGCGCGCTGAAGCAATGGAATGTAAAGCGCGCGTGCTGGAGCTGGCGAACCTGCTTGAGGAAGCCCGCCGGCAGCGTGTACCGATGCCAGTTCTGGTCCCAGCCAGGATAATCAAGCAGGTGGCTCCGGCCACCAGCGAACCGAAGATTTGTATCAGCTGTAACGACGGCGCCCGTCACGGGTGCTCGTCATGTGCGTACCGATTGAAATAGCCGGTTGCAGCCGGCAGTGGAGAATCAATGTCAAGAATGATCCCTTTAATCGACTGGGCTAAAGAAGAGTTCGGCGCAGATGCTCCAAGCGAGCGTGTCCTCAAGAAATATGCCAAAGGCAGAATGATGGTGCCCCCTGCTATAAGGGTGGGACGATGCTGGATGGTAGATCGCGAGGCCAGATTTGTGGGTGTCGTTGCAGCCCCTCAAATACCGACCAATGCCAACCCCAGATTACGACGGATTATCGAAGATGGCTGCTAGACCGCGTTCACATAAAATCTCAGTACCTAACCTTTACTGCAAGCTGGATAAACGCACGGGGAAAATATACTGGCAATATAAGCATCCTCTTTCCGGACGCTTCCATAGCCTTGGAACTGATGAGGCCGAGGCAAAGCAAGTTGCCACAGAAGCAAATATGATTATTGCAGAGCAGCGCACCCGCCAGATTCTTAGCGTGAATGACCGACTTGCCAGGATGAAAGGCAAGCGAACCGATATCACGGTTACAGAGTGGCTGGACAAATATATGGCCATTCAAGAAGAACGACTCAAACACAATGAATTACGTCCTAATTCATTCAAGCAAAAAAATAAACCTGTTCGTCTGTTTCGTGAACATTGCGGTTTGCAACATTTGAAGGATATTACCACCCTTGATATTGCCGAGATAACTGATGCAATAAAAGCTGAAGGACATAACCGCATGGCGCAAGTAGTGCGTTTGGTGTTGATAGACGTCTTTAAAGAAGCGCAACACAGCGGCCATGTTCCGCCCGGATATAACCCTGCGCAGGCAACTAAGCAGCCGAGAAATAAAGTCACCAGACAACGACTTTCCCTAGATGAATGGAAGAAGATTTACACCAGCGCTGAACAACAAGAGCCTTATCTTCAGTGCGGGATGTTACTGGCTTTGATTACAGGCCAACGTTTGGGAGATATCTGTAACATGCAATTTAAAGATATTTGGGATGACATGCTGCATGTGGAACAGGAAAAAACAGGCTCGAGGCTGGCGATCCCTTTGGATTTGAAATGTGATGCGATAGGCCTGAGTCTCAGGGACGTTATTTCGAAGTGTCGCGACGCTGTTGTCAGTAAATATCTGGTGCATTTCAGGCATACATCTGCCCATGCAACTAGAGGAGATCAGGTTTCTACAAGTTCACTCACATCCACTTTTAAAAAGGCGCGAGATAAAAGTGGTCTCAATTGGGATAAAGGGACGGCCCCTACTTTCCATGAGCAACGTTCTTTATCGGAACGGCTATACAGAGAACAGGGTGTAGATACGCAAAAACTCCTGGGGCATAAAACACAGAAAATGACGGA